TCCAAGAGCAGCCTCAGTCATTCCTGAGAACCCGTTTGTTACCGAATCCACACCGATCATTAACTGATGACTACCAAAGCAAAACCGCGTAAAACTGGGGCAACTAAAAAACCATTACTTGGCCAGAAAATCCCACGCATTCACACGCCTTTTTTGAAGGGTGCTACACGATCGGATGAAGTCGCTGAACTAGCTGAGAAAATAGGCTTACCTTTGCTCGAATGGCAGCGATTTATTCTCGATGACATGTTGCGAATTGACGAGAAGGGTGAATTCCGGCGCAAGACGCTTGGATTACTGATTGCACGTCAAAATGGCAAGACTCACTTAGCACGCATGCTTATATTGGCTCACTTGTTCTTATGGGATACAAAAATGATAATTGGTATGTCATCTAACCGGAATATGGCACTTGATACTTTTCGACAGGTGGCAAACGCAATAGAGGACAACGACTTCTTAAAAGCGCAAGTTAAACAAGTCCGCTATGCAAATGGCCAGGAGTCAATCACAACTCTCAAGGGAAACCGTTATCAAATAGTCGCAGCAACTAGAGACGGTAGTAGAGGATTATCCGCTGGATTTTTATTCATCGATGAATTACGTGAGATATCAGAGGAAGGCTGGAAAGCAGCTAGACCAACAACTCGCGCAACTGGTGGACAGACTTTAACGTGCAGCAACGCTGGTGATGCGTATAGCACAGTTTTGAACGACCTTAAAGAGCGTGCGATGTCCTACCCATCGCCTACACTTGGCTGGTATGAATATAGTGCGCCGCCCCATTGCAAGATTGATGATCGTCATGCTTGGGCTATGGCTAACCCTTCTCTCGGCACACTCATATCAGAAACGACTTTGGAAGAAGCGGTAAGCACTAACCCAATAAACAACACAAGAACTGAAATGCTTTGCCAATGGGTCGATTCTATGACCTCACCATTCACAACTCAAATGGTTACTGATACCAGCGACTCAAATCTCCAGATTACGCCAGGTGGAAATATCGTCTTTGCCATAGATGTTTCACCGTCTAAGAGATCGGGCGCATTACTTGCCGGAAAACTTAATCAGGCCACCGGAAAGATAGAACTAGGGCTTATGCAGCTCTGGACTTCTGATGTGGCGATTGACGATCTAAAGATGGCGGCAGATGTCCACGCATGGGCGCAAAAGTTCAAACCGCGTGTAATTATGTATGACAAATACGCCACAGCTTCTATTGCTCAAAGATTGCAACAATCAGGGCAGAAGTTAGAGGATTGCTCAGGCCAATCCTTTTACCAGGCTTGTGGTGAGATATTGGATGCTTTCGTAAATGTGCGACTTGTTCACTCTGGCCAGAAGGAACTAACAGAGTCATGGTTCTCCGTAGGTGCTAAGACAAATGATGCCGGATGGCGAATAGTCAGACGCAAGTCAGCTGGAGACGTAACTAGCGCAATCTGCTCAGCGATGATTGTTCACTACTTGACAAAACCTCAATCGACACCTCAAATATATGTTTGATATATGTCTCGATATATGAGACAATACTTGCCAAATAGGGTAAGGTTGGTGTATGGGTTTATTCTCTCGCTTTAGCAAGCCAGCAATAATCGAAGCACAATACGCGCCACCTGTAATGTCAGAGGGCTACCTCTACTCAATCCCATTTAACATAGCAGCAATAGACAGACTTTCAGCAATGTCTATTCCAGCTGTAGCGCGATGCCGCAACTTAATTTGCAACACAATCGCAGCAATGGAATTATCTTTAGAACTAAAGCGCACCGACGAAGATTTACCTAAATTGCCTTGGATGGATCAACCATCACACAATCAACCTTATGCAGTAACAATGGCTTATACCGTAGATAGTTTGCTTTTCTATGGGGTTGCTTATTGGGAAATTGTCGAGACCTATTTGGACAATGGATATCCTGCAAGATTTAACTGGGTTTCAAATTCTCGCGTAACTCCAAAATATAATACCAATACCACATTTATTGAAGGTTACTCAGTAGATGGTGAAGCCCGACCAATGTCCGGCGTTGGATCACTTGTAACTTTCCAATCTATGACAGATGGCATATTAAATGTTGGCGCAAGAACATTAAATGCGGCACTTGACTTAGACAAAGCATCTTCTGTTGCCGCTGCAACTCCAATGCCTTCCGGTGTTCTAAAAAATACTGGTGCAGACTTGGGCGAGTCAGAAGTTCAAGGCTTATTAGCTGCTTGGCGCAATGCTCGACAGAATCGTGCGACTGCTTATTTAACAAGCACCCTAGAATTTCAACCTGCATCATTCTCACCTAAAGACATGATGCTAAATGAAGCAAAGCAATACATGGCAACTGAGATTGCTCGCCTTATGAATGTTCCTGCATATTACATATCAGCTGATATGAACAACAGCATGACTTATGCAAACGTGCAAGATGAACGCCGTCAATTTGTGTCTCTATCTTTGCAACCTTACATTTCAGCAATTGAAGCGCGTCTGTCAATGAATGACATTACGCCTTCAACCCAATACTTATCTTTTGATTTAGACTCTGGCTTCTTACGCGCTAACCCAATGGAACGCTTAGATGTTATTGAGAAAATGTTGGCACTTGGTTTAATTACAACCCAAGATGCAATGGCAATGGAAAACCTATCACCGAATGGAAGTGCATCAGATGCAATTAACCTTCAGTAGCGATATTGAGTGCGATCAAGGCCGCAGAATCATCTCCGGTAAAATCGTTCCTTACGATGGCGAAATTGGCCAGACATCAGTTGGCAAAGTTGTATTTGAACGCGGTTCAATTCAACTGCCAGAACCAAGCAAATCAAAATTACTATTAGAGCATGATCTAAAAAAGCCTATCGGTAAGGCAGTAGCCTTTAATGAAACAAGCGATGGCGTTTATGCCTCTTTCAAAGTTTCCAACACTAGCCGCGGAACAGACTCACTAATCGAAGCATCAGACGGCCTTCGTTCAGGGCTTAGTGTTGGAGTCGAAGTTTTAGCATCAGAACCGCGTGACGGTGTTTTGTATGTTCAATCAGCAAGACTATTTGAAACCAGTCTTGTCCAGGCAGCAGCGTTTGATTCAGCTGCCGTAACTAGCGTTGCAGCATCAGCGGCAGAAACCGTAGATGAAGCACTAACCGAAATCACCCAATCAGAAAGTGAGGCTATCTTGGATACAACTCCAGATACCGTAGCACCTGAGGCTGTAGTAGAAACCCCTGCGGTTGAAGCCTCACGCCCAACAGTAACAGCAGCAATGTATACTGCACCACGCGTTAATCTAAATGTAACCGCTGGTGAAGTAGCAAAGGCTCAACTAGCTGCATCACGCGGCGACAATGATGCTCGCGATTTAATCGCAGCACTACAAGTTGCAACAGTTGCAGAAAACACAGGTATGGTTCCACCTAACTACCTAAAAGATGTAATCGGAATTATTGATTCGTCAAGACCGTTTATTGATTCAATCGAACGTGCTGCCCTACCGGCCGCCGGGATGAAGGTGTTCACGCCTAAGCTCGGGGCTATGGCGAGCGTTGCGCTAACTGCTGAAGGTGCTGAATTTTCTTCAACAGACACTGCCGTAACCTTCCAGGAAGATACAGTGGTTAAGTTTGCAGGCGCGGGCCGCTTGGACGTCGAATTGGTGGACCGATCTGACCCGAGCTTCCTTGATTTGTATATCCGCGAGTTGGCCGCAAGCTATGCTCAAAAGACAGATGCTTACGCAGCACAAATTGCAGCAGAAGCAGCAGTCGGTTCATCTTCATCAACAATTTACAAGGCAATCGCTCTTGGAATTGCTGAATCATTTGGCGTAATGCGCTTTACACCAAATCGTTTGCTAGTTGCAAACACAGGTGGAGAAGATGGCATTGATTACTCTGGCCTACTTGGCGCAGTTGATAGTGCTGGTCGCCCTCTATTTGCGGCCGCAGTTCCTCAGAATGCGAACGGCTTGATTACTCAAGGCTCGACCGCTGGCACAGTTGCCGGACTTAACCTTGTTGTTGATCCTAACTACACAGGTGATAACGCAAATGCTAAGCATGCACTTGTTTATCCATCAGCAGCAATGCGATTCCACGAAAGTGCTCAAATTCAACTTCGCACAGCGGTAGTTGCAAATGGTCAGCTAGACATCGGCCTATATGGTTATGTTTGCGCAGTCAATCGCTATCCAGCAGCGTTTAGAAAACTAAACGTAGCTTAAGCATATAAATAGTGTTGTAGGGGCTTTGTAGCCCTTAGCCCCTACAATTTTAATTAGAGAGGAAAAAAATGCCAAGCACATTTGTTACGCAAAGCGAGTTGAGAGTTACACTCGGTATTGGCAGCCTCTATGATAATGCAGTTGTTGAAGAAGTTTGTCAAGCTGCTGAAAATATAATTAAAGGGCATTTGTGGTTTAACTCCACGCCAAACATTGCTCATAGTAATACTGCATCTCCAAATGCAACTGGCACTTTATATTTTGAAACTAATCATGATTTTTATGTAGGCCAAACTGTTGTTATTAGTGGCAACGGCTCAAAGCACAACGGTAGCAAAACCATTATTGTTGTTAGCGAAAAACAAATTACCTATGCCATTACTGGCAATAATATAGCCGCCGTTCCTTACCATCCCGTTGTGCCTTATGGATCAGTAGCAGGCGAGACTTACGTGGACTTTGCAACAGTTCCGGAAATCAGAGAAGCATCTCTACTAATTGCCGTGGACATCTGGCAATCAAGACAACTTTCAAATGCTGGTGGCGTATCACCAGATGGCTTTACACCTTCACCTTACCGTATGGGCAACACACTACTTGCTAGAGTTCGTGGTTTGATTGCGAATTACTTAAACCCTAATGGGCTAGTCGGATGACAGTTGCCGTCACAACTCTCCGTTCTACCATTGCAACGGCTTTAAGTAATCCGGCGGTATGGCAGGTATTTTCTTTTCCGCCTGCCTCACCGCTGGCCAACAGCGTGGTTGTAGAACCTGACGATCCTTATATTGTGCCAAGCAATAACCAACATATAACTGTTGCACCTTTGGCTAACTTTCGCATCAAACTTTATTTACCATTGCTTGACAATCAAGGTTCACTTGCAAGCATGGAAGATTTTATTGTTGACGTGTTTACTAAACTAGCGGCATCAACGCTAAACTATAACATTGGCTCTGTGTCTGGGGTATCGGTTGATACAACAGCTGGAGACCTTCTCACGACGGAAATACGTCTGAGTATCTTAACGAGTTGGAGTTAATATGTCCGATCTAACACCTGAGGATTTGGCTTTCTTGAAGAAGATCGGTCAAATCAACACCACCCCAAAGGCAGCAGCCAAGAAAGATGAGGAATAAACCATGGCGATATTCTTGAATAACAAGGTCGGATTAAAAATCGCGACCGTTGATTTATCAGATCACGTTACAGCCTTCACACTAAACCGCCAAGCAGACCAACTAGAAGTAACTGCTATGGGAGACACAGCCCACAAGTTTGTAACCGGACTTTCAGCTGACACCATTACAGTAACATTCTTGAACGACACAGCAGCAGGATCAGTTCTTGCTACTTTACAAGCTGCTTACGGCACAACCGTAGCCTTCTCAGCAGTTCAAGATAAAGTTGCTTCAATCTCAGCAACAAACAAACTTTACACAGGCACAATTCTTGTTGATAACCTAACAGATATTAACGGCGCAGTGGCTGATGAAGCAACATTTGATATAACCTTTACTTGCAACAGCACAACAGCACTAGCAACTACAGGCACATTCTAAACAACTAAAAGAAAAGGGCTAACATGGCAAAGTTAAGAATAGTAAGGGTGGATGGTAGCGATACCACTCACGTAATCACACCAGCAATAGAGTTTGCATTTGAAATCTATGCAAAGAAAGGCTTGCACAAAGCCTTCCGTGAGGATGAGAAACAGTCTGACGTTTATTGGTTAGCCTGGGAGTGCATCCGTAGATCGGGAGAAACTGTCAAGCCTTTCGGCGCAGACTTCCTGGACTCGCTTGTGCGTGTGGAAGTTCTTGATGATGACCCTTTGGACTAACTAGGGATTCCCTTCACTACCTCATTGCACGAATGAGCCTAGAGACGGGAATTCCTGCACAATCCTTTATTGACATGGATGTGCGAATGTTCAAAACGTATTTAATGGCTATGAAGGACAGAGCAAAGGAAATGAATAGTGGCAACGGAAATAAAAGGCGTTAAGCAACTCCGTTACGCCCTACGTAATTTCGAGCCTGACCTAGCCAAAGAAACACAAAAGGAAATGGCTGCAGCATTAAAGCCAATCGTGCAGAACGCTAGAAACCTTGTGCCATCCGTTAGTCCGTTATCAGGCTGGCGGCCTAGAGCCATGAGTGAAGCAAGATTCCCTGCATGGGATTCTAAGATTGCTAAGCGTGGTATATCTTTTAGCACAAGCCCAAGCAAGCCTAACTATCGTGGCTTTTCTTACGCAGCTTCTATCCGGAACAAATCTGCTATTGGCGCAATCTATGAACGTGCCGGAGTTCGCGCTTCAAGCGGTAAGAAATCAAGCAGACCAAACTTTGCTCAGGCTTTAGGGCCGATGTCAGGTGAAGGCAGACTACAAGGTCGCGCCATGTTCGCAGCATGGAATAGAGATCAAGGCAGAGCAACCGCAGCAGTCATGAAAGCATTACAAAATGCAGCAGATAACTTTAAGAACAGGCGGGTTGTTTAATGGCCAAAGTCGATTTAGTAGTTGGTATTGGTGCGGAATACAAAGGCAAACCAGCCTTTAACAAAGCCAGCAAAGATGTTCTCGGACTGCAAGCAGGAGTTAAGTCGCTTGCTAAAGCCTATATTGGTTTAGCTGGGGCGCAAAGGGCCTTTCGTTATTCAACTCAATCATTAAAAGCCTTTGCGGAAGATGATTTAGCAGCCCAGAAATTAACTAAAACCGTTGAGAACCTAGGCTTAGCCTATGAATCAACCAACGTAGAAAACTTTATTCAAGGGCTTGAAAGAACTTTCCACATTGCTGATGATCTATTACGCCCCGCAATGGCCAAGTTACTACAGGTTACACAGTCATATACTCAATCTAAAGAAATGCTAACTACTGCATTAAATGCCTCAGCAGGTGCAGGTGTTGATTTAAGCACAACCGTTCAGGATTTATCACAGGCATACGTAGGTAACTTAAGAGGACTTAGAAAATACAATTTAGGACTTACTCAGGCTGAACTAGCCACAATGTCATATCAACAAATTGTAGATAAATTGAATCAAACCTTTACAGGCCAGGCAGCGTTAGCAGCTGGCACTTATGCTTTCAAACTTAATGCCTTAACTATTGCCGCTGGCAACGTAAAAGAAACTATTGGACAAGGCATAACTGAGGCTATTGTAGATGCGTTTGGTAGTGGAAGTCTTGACCAGGCAGTAGCCAATATAGAAGCAATGGCACGTTTTGGTGCAGATTTAGCCCGTAGTTTTGGCTTAATTGCTAAATATAGCGGCATCGGTTTAATTTCTAGTTTTATTGGCACATTAAGTAAACCGTTTGATTTAGCAAGAAAAGATGTTCCATACGATCCAATGTCCGGGAATATGCCAGACTTAACTCCTGCTGGCATGAAAATTATTATGGCACGTCAAAAGGCAGATGCGGCAGCCGCTAAACGCCAAAAAGAATTGGCAGCATTAGCAGTCAAGCAGACTAAGGCAATTAAAGAGCAGACAGCCCTAGCCAAAGCAAAGGCCGTTATTGACAAAGCCTCAGCGGTTATGAACATGGATTTAATCCAAAACACAGCTGCGCTTATGGGCAAAGTAACCGCCGATGAAACCGTGCGACTTAAACTGCAACAAGCAATCCTTTTAGGCAACTCAACTGAGGCTGGCAACCTAGCGCAGCAGCTATTAGCCACTCAATTAGCGGCAATGAAACTATCTGCAACCAACCCTCTAGGTGGGTTCACAGATGCCCTGCAAGCGGCTCTTAAGGGTGTTAGAGACCTTAGGAATGAACTTGCTGCGCTAGGTGCGCCTAAAGTTGCAGTTCCTTCAATGGCAGCAGCGACAGCAACAAAATCATTCTCGACTATAGGTGGAATTACGCTTCCACCAGGCTTTGAAGGCTTTGGGCCAGCGGCGAATTTACCTTCCGGACAAATTAGTCTCCCACCTAGTTTTGCAGGTTTTGGGCCAGCGGCTAACAACCCACAAGAAATTAGAATTACTCTTGATCCATCAGCAGCGGCATATGGCATTAACGCAGCCGTTATTGGTGCAAACGCTAATGGTGGTTCTTCAACCGTGAACCGTAATGGGTTCTTCAACTACGG